CTGAATGGTTCGTAATACAACAAAAAGCATAAAAATAGAACACTTTATTAACCTATAGTTACTTAACTATAAATATTTATCAAAATTATGGAAAGTCCAAAAGCAACATCATTACTGAATGAGATTCTACAGAAGTTGTCTTTGCTTACTAAAGAAGAAGCTGCAGAAGAAGTAGTTCTTTCAGAAGAGGTAGAGGCTGTTGAAGAAGAAGCTCAAGAAGTAGCTGAAGCTACAGAAGAGTTAGCAGAAGCACCAGAAGAGTACACCGAAGAGGTGGTAGAAGAAGAAGCTTCATTAGAAGCAGGTTATGTTACTGAAGAAGCATTTGCAAGTAAAGTTAGTGAAATGGAAGCTGAATTAGCATCTATCAAAGCTATGGTTCAAGAGCAAATGAGTAGTTTAGTTAAAGAGAAAGAAGAGTTATCTTCTAAGGTGGAAAAACTTTCATCTGACCTAGCATCAGAACCTGCTGCTGAACCAATCAAACACGACCCAGAATCAACTGGAGATAAAAAACAAGTATTTAGTTATGGGAAAAACAGACCTACTAATACTTTAGATAGAGTATTTAATAGATTAAACAATAAATAAATAAAAAAGAAATGGCTACAACTACTTCAATCACAACAACTTACGCAGGAGAAGCGGCAGGACAATATATCGCTGCAGCTTTACTTGAAGCTAACACTATCGCTCAAGGAGGGATTACCGTTAAGCCTAACGTAAAATTCAAGGAAGTTATAAAGAAAGTGTCTGTTGACGATATCGTTAAAGATGCAACTTGTGACTTTGATCCAACATCAACTTTAACTCTTACAGAAGCTATTCTTCAGCCTGAAGATCAGCAAGTTAACTTACAGTTATGTAAGAAAGACTTCGCATCTGACTGGGAAGCTGTACAAATGGGTTACTCTAGTTTCGATTCATTACCTCCTTCATTCGCTGACTTCATCATCGGACATATCGCTGCTAAAGTAGCAGAGCGTACTGAGAAGTCAATCTGGGAAGGTTCTACTGCTACAAATGGACAATTTGATGGTCTAGTTACAAAAATTTCTGCTGATGCAGGATTACCTGCTGCACAAGAAGTTGCAGGAGTAGCTATCACTTCTTCAAATGTCGTTGCTGAGCTTGGGAAATTAGTTGATGCAATCCCTTCTACACTTTACGGAAAAGATGATTTACACTTATATGTTTCTCAAAACATTGCTCGTGCATACATCCGTAGTTTAGGTGGATTCGCTGCTATCACTCAACAAAATGCTGCTGCTGACGAAAACGTTGGAATCGCAGGTGTTGGTGGAAATGGAATCAACTCTCAAGGAACAATGTGGTACAATGGAGGAGGTTTATCTTTCGACGGTGTAAAAATCTTTGTTGCTAACGGATTATCAGATAACAAAGCTGTAGCTGTAGAGAAGAGTAATATCTTCTTTGGAACTGGATTATTATCAGACCTTAATGAGGTTAAATTATTAGATATGGCTGACCTTGATGGTTCACAAAATGCTCGTCTAGTAATGCGTTTTTCTGCAGGTGTACAATATGCTCAGATTTCTGACATAACTACTTACGGAATTACAAACTCTGCTAACTAAGAATAATTAATAATTAATAAAAGGGGTGGGTGGAATATCTACCTACCCTTTTTTTATATAAAAACTAAAAACTATGGCTTGTAATTTAACTAGATCTCGTGCCGAAGCGTGTAAAGATACGGTGGCAGGGATTAAAAAAATATACTTTGCAGATTTCGGTGACTTAGGTGCTATCACCTTAACGAATGACGAAGTAACAAATTTAACTGGAGTAGGAGGAGATTTAGATCTTCACACTTATGAACTGAAAGGAAATAACTCATTTGAAACTACAGTTAATGCATCTCGTGAGAATGGTACTGTATTCTACGAGCAAGTTCTTAATATTACATTAAAGAAGTTAACTAAAGAAGATAACAAGGAGTTAAAGTTATTAGCTGCAGGTAGACCTCACATTTTTATTGTTGACCAAAATGACAATGTATTCTTAATGGGTAAAGAAAATGGTGCTGACGTAACAGCAGGTACTGTTTCTACTGGAAATGCTTTAGGTGACTTTAACGGTTATAACTTAACTTTTACTGCACAAGAAGTTTCTCCTCCAAACTTTGTTGAGACTGCAGGTAGCGGAACTGCTAACTTCCCTGTAGATGCTATGGCAGGTTTAGATGGAACAGTTACTATTGGAACTCCAGTTGCTGTATAATATACATCTTGATTAATTATTGAAAGGGTAGTTTTTATAGCTACCCTTTTTTTTATTATCTTTACTGAAAACAAAACGATACATATTTATTACTTTGGTATGGAGGTATTAACAACATCTACTGGAACTCAAAATATAAAGATAGTGCCTAGAAAAGATTCTAGCAACCCTATTTTTGAGCTTACAGATAAATCAAAAAGAACTACGTCTACTGTTTCAGTTACTAAAACGACAGAGGGAGAGTATATGAAGCTATCTGGTGCATTTTCTCTAAGAGAAGGTGAATCATATAGTTTTAAAGTTAAAAATGGATCAGAAGTGATTTATAGAGGTTTAATTTTCTGTACCGATCAAACAGATTTAGATAAGTATTATGTCAATAAAGATGAATATATTATGGACGATACTTACGATAATGATTATATATTTGCGTAATGGCTAGAAAAAGTCCAAGTAATAAACAAGTTAAAAAAGTTAAGGATAGTATTCACGTTCTAAACTTAACATCTTATTCATCTCCTCAGGTTGTTGAGGATGCTAGAAATGATTGGATTGCCTATGGTGATGATAACAATTACTTTCAATACTTAATAGATAGGTATAATGGTTCTCCTACAAATAATGCTGCTATAAATGGCATAGCTGAAATGATTTATGGTAGAGGGCTAGATGCTGTTGATAGTGAAGAGAAGTCTTCAGAGTATACTGAGATGAGAAACTTATTTAAGAAGCACTGTATTAAGAAAGTTTGTTATGACTACAAGATGATGGGTCAGGCAGCTATTCAAGTTATATATAGTAAAGATCGTTCTCGTATTGTTCAGGTAGAGCATATGCCAATCGAAACGCTAAGAGCTGAGAAGTCTAAAGACGGAGAGATTAAAGGTTATTTCTATCATCCAGATTGGTCTGAATTAAAAAGAAATGAAACACCTAAACGTATTTCAGCATTCGGAACGAGTAAAGATTCTATAGAGATATTATACATTAGACCTTATAGAGCAGGATTTTATTACTATTCTCCTGTTGATTATCAAGGAGGTTTGCAGTATTCTGAGCTTGAAGAGGAAATTGCCAACTATCATATAAATAATATACAAAATGGATTGCAACCAAGTATGCTCATCAACTTCAATAACGGCACTCCAGATAAAGAACAGCGTGATGAGATTGAAAGAGCTATATATGAAAAGTTTAGTGGGAGTTCAAATGCAGGGAAATTTATCTTGGCTTTTAACGACAGTAAAGAACTTTCTGCAACTATAGAGCCAGTAATATTAAACGATGCTCACCAACAATATCAGTTTTTATCTGATGAGAGTATGAGAAAAGTGATGGTATCTCACCGAATTGTATCTCCAATGTTGGTTGGAATAAAAGACAACTCTGGTTTAGGTAACAATGCAGATGAATTACAAACAGCTTCGTTGTTAATGGACAATACTGTTATTAGACCAATGCAAGTTACGATTATAGATGAATTAGAAAGAATATTAGAGTATAATGATATAGATTTAGATTTGTATTTTAAGACATTACAGCCACTTGAATTTACTGATTTAACTAATGCTATTACTGATCAGGAGATAGAGAAGGAAACAGGTGTTAAAAAGACTACTGAAGAGTCTGACGAAGATATAGTAGAAGAACAAATAGAAGAATAATGGCTACAGCACTATTTATAACAAGAAAAGACTTAGTAAAAAATACTGCACTTAGTGGTAGTGTTGATACTGACAAATTTATTCAATTCATAAAATTGGCACAAGAGATACACGTTCGTAATTTCTTAGGTACAGATTTGTATGATAAAATAAGTTCGGACATTGAATCTAATAACCTTTCTGGAGATTATCTAGCACTAAAAAATGATTACATTGTGCCTATGTTAATTCATTACGCAATGGCAGAATACTTACCTTTTGCTTCATATACTATATCTAATAGCGGTGTTCATAAGCATAGTAGTG